ACGCAACCGCCGCTGACTTCGCCACCTGGGAAACCAAGGCCAAGTCCATGACCGTCGCCGCTCTGCTCTGGAGCATCCGCGACGCCTCCGAGTGCGCCCGCAACTTCGACAGCTTCGACCCCATCGCCGCTGGCCGCTACGCAGACGAGGCCAGCACCTACGGGCAAGAGCTGAACCGTCGCCGCGCCGCCTGACAGCCACCCATCCCGCCGGGGGCTCCACCCCGGCAACCACTCCACCCGTCGTTCCGCCATGACCACCCCCACCCTGCCCACGATCCACCTGAACGGCACCGGCGCCGACTCCCTTTATCGGGAGTACCAAGCCGTGCGCAGGGCCATCGCAGCCGCTGCTGATGCCCTCGCTGCTGCTACCTGCAATCAACGCGACTTCTACCCTCAGGATCCCGCCGCGTGGCAGCGGGCCCGCGGTGAGCGCGCCGAGGCGTTCCGTTTGCTGCAGCAGGTGTCCGACTACGCCGAACAATGGGAGATGCACGCCTTGGACCATCGCCGCCAGCTAGCCGCCGCCTGACGGCCATCCTGTAGGCTGCCCTCGGTGCATGGCGCATCGAGTGGACCGCGACCCTCGCCCTGGCAGGCGGGGGTTTTTTATTGGCCAAGCAGACTGTGCGCAGATGCCCTGCCCTGGTGAAGCGTGCCGCTGATTCGTTCTGGTTCGCCAGCCGCGAGGTGCCCTGGTTGCGGTGGTGGCAGGAGCTGATCTTGAACTGGGTCTCGACCTGGGAGACGGTGGGCGAGCTGACGGTCACCAGCGCCGATGGCGAGACCTACGCATCGTGGGACCTGCCCAGCGACCTGGACCTGCAGCGGATGGAGCTGGAGGAGCTGCTGGACGTGCCGGTGGGGGAGGGGTGATGTTGGAGCTCAACCTGACCATTGATACCAAGGCAATCGATCGGTTCGCCCTGCTGACTGAGAAGAACATCCGCTATGCCACGGGCAGGGCGATGGCGGCCACCGTCATGGATACCCGCAAGTGGCTCAGGGATGACCTGAAGTCTCAGCGCCGTATCCAAGGCGGCGCCACGGCCTGGACCTACAACGCCGCGTACTACGAGCGGCCATCGCCTACCAACCTCACCGCTGTGGTGGGTCTGCGCACCGATGCACCACGCGCCGCCGGCCGCTACATCTCGGTGCTGACCAGGGGCGGCCCGCCGCGCACCAAGGGCGCCGACCTTGCCGCATCCGCACTGGTGGGGCGCAGGGTCACGATGGTGCCCACTCCGGCGCAGCGAAAAGACAGCAAGGGCAACGTCACCCGCGCCGCCTACACCAAGGCGCTCACGGGCTGGTCATCCGTCAGGAAGACGGGAACGATGGTGAACCGCGCTAGCCGGATGTTCATCATGCCGATCAAAGGCGGCGAGGGTCGCTTCGGTATCTGGCAGCGCACCGGCCCTGGCAGTTACGAGTCGTTCCGCGGTGCGCAGATGAAGTGGACGCTTGAACCCCAGCCCAAGCGCAGGGCCAGCACGTACGACCTGAAAGGAGACCTGCAGAAGCAGGTGCAGGTGTATTGGCCAGGGGAAATTGAGCAACAGCTGAGGGCGGAGCTGGCACGGGCAGGCTTCCGCTGATGCCGACCTATTGAGAATCAATAGCAAGTACAATTGAGAATTGGCGCGCCCTGGGGCAGGCTTCCGCTGAGATGGCAGGCCAGCACTGGGATTCTCAATAAGGCAGGCCAGCTATTGATTCTCAACGCTACTTATTATTGAAAACCCTTGCGCCGCAATGGATCTAGGTTCTTCCTGTTGAGAACAGAGCGGTTAGTTCCGACGGCCCGCTTTCTCTATTGAGAACAGCTGGCCATCATGTGACTGTTAGTGCGATTGGCCAAAAGGGCCCCTACCCCAGCACCTATACCAAGCCGGCCTGTCACATAGATTCTGTCACGCGTAGATTGTGACAAGCAAATGTGACACGTGGCCAACAGCGAGCTGCTATCTATTCGTGATGCTGCGGCAGTGCTGGGGCTAACGAGCAGGAATCAGGTTTACAGGGCGATCGAGAACGGCTTTCTCGAAGAGGTGCTGGTAAACGGCGTGCGCCACGTGCCACGGGAAGGGCTGCATGAGGCGTGGGCGAAGGTGCCCAAGACAAAGAGCAAGCATGGCAGCCGCAAGGCTCCCGTAGAGGCGGCACAGAAGCCGCTACGGGCGGCAAAGGAGCGTATGGCAGCGAAGACAGACGCGGCTCAGTCCGAGAGGCGCCCTGCTGACCCTGATGGCGACACACCAGACTTCAACACCGAAAGAGCCTGGACCGAATACGAAAAGAAACTCAAGCTGCAGGTAGAGCGCGAGCTGCTGGAGGGAAAGCTGGTCTACCGCGAAGACATAGAGCAGGCACAGAAGGCGGTGGCATTGACGCTGCAGAGCCAAGCGTTGAGCTTGCCGCAGCAGATCAAAAACCAGATCCCACACCTTACGGTTGAAGAACAGGATATTATTTCAAAGCTGGTAAATCAGTTTCTGCAGAACGTAGCGGACTGGGAATTTACCGATCAGGAGGTAGAGGGATGATCTGCCGCGATCGGATCAGTATGGCGCGGAGCCTGGCGGAATGCTTTAGACCGCGGCCGATGTTAAGCGGCGTTGAGTATGCAGACACGCACGGTCACGTCACTGGTAACGCAGCCAGTAAGGGTAAATGGACGACTAGGCCCTATCAGCGTGATTGGTTCTACGGGTTCACCAGCCCGTACGTGGAGGTTGAGGTTTGCATGAAGTCGGCACGTGTGGGCTGGTCTGAGTGCGTGAAGATCGGCGCGGTGCAGTATTACTCGCACTGGAAGCCAAGTAAGATAATGATTGTGCAGCCGGTCCAGAATGACGCGGAAGAATACAGCAAGGAAGATATTTCAGATTTGTTCAGGGATTCGCCATGCTTGCAAGGATTGCTAACCGAGTCGAAAGCCAGGGGAACGGCGACAAATACTATCCTGCTCAAAAAGCTAACCAATGGCGGCCTGATCGATATTGTCAGCGCTGCAAGCGGTAAGGGTTTCAGACGTAAAGAACGGACGGTGGTGATCTTTGAAGAGCCGTCAGCGTATGACGCGATCGACGAAGGCGATCAGATCAAGCTAGGGATGAATCGATCTGCTACCACCTGGAACCGCAAGACAATCATTGGCGGTACGCCAATCTACCCTGACGACAAAACGCACCAATGGTTCAAGAAAGGTGATCAGCAGTATCGGTATTTGCCGTGCCCGCATTGTGGTCAGTATCAAGTGTTGCGATGGGAGCAGATGCGGAAGGAAGGTGATGATGCCGGTAAGTATGAATGCGAAAACTGTCACGATCTGATCGGCTATGCCAGGCTGCGTTGGATGGATGAGCATGGCGGCTGGGCCTGCCCACTAGGGCTCGACCGTAGCCAGCAGATCCTGAAGGATGGTTACCCCCGCGTCAGAAGTCGGCATATCTGGGCGGCGTATAGCTACCACGCTGGCGCTGAGTGGGGAAATTTGGTAAGCGAGTATCAGGAAGCGCTGGAGATGATGCGCAAAGGTGATACCGACTCAATGCAGACATTCCATAACACGGTGCTGGGCGTGCCATGGGAAGACACGATCACCGGAAAGCTGAACGTGGAGGGACTATCACAGCGCCGCCAGGACGCAACAGCAGGAAATGGGTATCCAGCAGATGTGGTGCCCAATGGCGTCCTGGTGCTGACCGCAGGCGTCGACGTGCAGGGTGGTGGCGGTGCAATGGCCGAACGGCTGGTGGTGACGATATGGGGATGGGGCCGTGGCGAGGAAGGTTGGCACGTGGGGCATTTTGAAATCGACGGCGACCCGCAGCAGCTGGAAACCTTGAATCAGTTGGATGCAGTGCTGGAAACCAAATGGAAGCGGGAGGATGGCTCAGAGCTGCAGATTGCGTTAGGCGGCATTGATGATGGTGGCTATGCCACGCATGAGGTGCGGGACTGGTGCCGTACAAGGGTTGGCAGATGGGTGCCGATGAAGGGATCAGAAAGCAAGGGCAAACCGCTGATCGGCAAGGGTGTGCCAGTCAATATCAACCGAAAGAATCAGAGCGTGATCAAAAAAGGCGTGCTGATGTATCCGGTGGGGTATGAAACGAGTATTCAGCACCTGCAAGGCCGGTTGCGGCAGGAAAAGCCTGGCCCTGGGTATCTGCACTTTGGCGAGGCGTCTACGGATCAGTTTCTGGCCGAGCTGTTTCCGTGGAAGAAGATGCCAAAGAAAGGCGCCGGCAAGCGGGAGTACAAATGGGACAAGCCGACCGGCAGCAGGGATGAGGCCGGCGACTGCACCCGGATGGCCTACGCCGCCCTCCAGCTAGTAAGCCGCCGCTACAACCGTCAAACCATGTGGAGCCAACTTGAAGCGCAGGTAAACGCAATGGCATCAAGTGGCTCAATTGTAAACGGCAGGGTGTCGCTTACTGGTTGGAACAGATAAGGAGATGGAACAAGATCCGGCGGGTCTTGGCTTTTGGCGGCGGCTGCCCAACGCAGATCCCGCTCCTTTGATGCGCTGCCGCGTCAGCATTAAGCGGCTTGGCCGTTGGCGGCCCGCTATCCCTGGAGGGCTGGAGCCGCTGACTCGGGCTCCCTAGCCTTAACTCATGGCAGGAATTTCCCTCAGCTTGGCGCAGACGCAGCTTGACGCCTATCTGGCGGCCGAGACTGCAATCCTCAGCGGCCAGGAATATGTGATTGGCAGCCGGCGCCTCAAGCGCGCCGACCTGGCAGCGGTGCAGGCCGGCATCACGCTCTGGAATCAGCGAGTGCAGGACCTGACCGCCAGGCAGCGGCGCGGTCGTTATGTCGTCCCTGCTCCCAACTTCTGATGGCCAACAAGCCGCCCCTACTCGACCGCCTGATTACCAGGCTCTCCCCTAAGTGGGCGCTGGAGCGCGACCAGGCCCGTGCCGCACTGGCCCGCTCCGGCGGATATGTCGGCGGGGCCTACAGCCAGCGTTTTGCCAACTGGTCACCTGGCGTCCGCGATGCCGATGGGGACATTACCTGCGACCTGCGGGAGATGCGCGGCCGGTCGCGGGACTTGGCCCGCAATGCCCCGGTTGCCCGGGGTGCGGTCGGCACGATGGTGACCTATGTAGTAGGCACTGGTCTATCAGTGCAGAGCCGGATTGATGCGGAGCTGCTGGGGCTGAGCGACGATGACGCCAGCGTCAAACAGAAGGAGTTCGAGCGGTACTTCAACACCTGGGCCGCTTCGCAGTTTGCTGATGTCAGCCAACGCCAGAGCTTCTACGAGCTGCAGGATTTGGCGGAACGCAGCGAGCTGGAATCTGGCGATGCTTTTGCGCTGCTGGTGAAATCAAAGGCGCCAAACTGGCCCTATCAACTGGCAGTGCAGATTGTTGAGGCCGATCGAGTTTGCAACAGGGACCGCGCAATGGATACCGACGAGATGACGCAGGGGATCGTCAAGAAAGACGGCATCCCCTACAGCATCTGGATCGCTGATCGCCACCCCGGCCGGGTGATTGGGTCAGTGACAACCCGGTGGAAAGAGGTGCCCTTCTACGGCAGCAGCGGCCGACGCAATGCGCTCCACCTGATGCACATGGAGCGACCAGACCAGACCCGGGGAGTGCCTTGGCTGGCGCCGATCATCGCAAAAGTAAAGCAGCTCGATCGCTATAGCGACGCCGAGGTTGATGCCGCGGTGAACGCAGCGGCTAACGCCGTGTTCGCCACGATGGACCCCGACGCTTTCACCGAGCTATTTGACGCTGAAGCCCAGACCGCCTACATCGATAACGCCAAGCGATGGAACGGCACCATTGAATCCGGCCGGGTGATCAGCACCCTGCCCGGCGAATCAATAACCAGCCCCACGCCGGGCCGGCCGAATCCTGCTTTTGAGCAGTTCTTTCTGGCAGTGAACAACGAGATTGCCATGGGACTGGGACTGCCCCGCGATGTACTGCTGAAAGCCTTCAATGCCAGCTATTCCGCCAGCCGCGCGGCGCTGATGGATGCTTGGCGAACCTACAAGGTGCGGCGGTTCCGCAGGGCTTCGCGGTTCTGCCAACCGATCTACGAGGAAATCATCGCCGACGGCGTGGCCATGGGCCACCTGACTGCCCCGGGCTTTCTGGTAGATCCAATGATCCGCGCCGCTTGGCTGGGATCGTTCTGGAGCGGCGATGGCCCCGGCGCACTGGATCCGACCAAGGAAGCCACCGCGGCGAAGCTGCGCATCGACATGGGCCAGACCACGCTACCCGAGGAGATCCTTGCCTACGACGGCGGCGACTGGGAGGCCAAGCACCGCACCTCGGCCCGGGTCAAGGCCGAGCGGGTCGAGGCGGGCTTGGATGCTCCCGTCGCCATGCAGCCAAGATCGCCGGGGACAATGCCACTGCAGCCTGCCGCTATACCGGACCCAGAGGAGGAAGGCGACGACCCGGAGCAGGAAAACGGCGACCCCGGCGAACAGGTGGACCCCATAGACCCCTCCATAGATTGATGCCATGAACATTCTTGACGTTCTCTATCAGCCGTGGGCGATTGCTCCTGATCGCCTGATGGAAATTCAGTCGATCTATGCCGCCCACCTGCGGGGCGAAACCATCGACCTCGACGCCGTGGAGGCCCGCATCGGCCGGCAGCTGAAAAACCAGCCGCAGGGCTACCATGTGCAGGATGGCACTGCTCTGATTCCGCTGCGTGGCGTGATGGCGCCACGGATGAACCTGATGAGCCAGATGAGCGGCGGCACTTCCACCGAGCTGTTTGCCCGTGATGTGAAGGCGGCGCTGAATGATCCAGAGGTGCGATCGATCGTGCTGTTGGTGGACTCCCCCGGCGGCGCGGTGGGCGGCACGATGGCAGCAGCCTCGGCGGTGATGGCTGCCCGTGGTGTGAAGCCGATCGCCACCTATAGCGATGGGACCATGGCGAGTGCTGCCTACTGGGTGGGCTCTGCCGCTGATCGGGTCTATGTCAGCTCTGGCGTTGACCAAGTGGGCAGTATTGGCGTAGTGGCATCCCATGTGGACGTGTCGAAGCGTGAGGAGGCACTGGGCATCAAGACGACCGAGATCGTGGCAGGCAAGTTCAAGCGGATCTCCAGTCAGTACGGACCGCTCACCGAATCGGGCCGGCAGTCCATTCAGGATCAGGTGGATTACCTCTACTCCTTATTTGTCGGCGACATCGCCGCCCAGCGTGGCGTCTCTGTTGATCAGGTGATTGCCAACATGGCCGACGGCCGGGTGTTCATTGGCCAGCAGGCGGTTGACGCAGGCTTGGTGGATGGGATCACTAGTCTGGATGGTGTAATCGCTGAAATGAACGATCGGGCGGCAACCGCTTCCCGGTTTTCCGCAACACTCACCCCTCCTCCGAAAATTCGTATGGACCACAACCAAGTAGCCGCCGATTGGGCGGCTGAAAATCCAGAGGCTGCGGCAGTGCTGCGGACCGAAGGCGCGGCTGGTGAACGTGACCGCATTGCCGCGGTTCGGGCTCAGGCGCTGCCTGGGCATGAAGGCCTGATTGAGCGCTTGGCGGCCGATGGGCAGACCACCGGCCCCGAGGCTGCCGTGCAGGTGATTGCCGCTGATCGCGTGCGCCAGCAGGGCATTGCTCAGGCCCGCCTAAATGATGCCATTGACGCCGTACCCCAGGCCGCTGCTCCTGCTCTTGAGGAACCAGTATCAGGCCCCCGACTGGGAGCCAATGGCGTGATCGATGCACGTACCAACGCTGCCGCCCTTGACGCTGCCGCCAAGGCTTACCAGGCGGCTCACCCCGGCACCGACTATCTCGCCGCCGTCAAGGCGGTTCAATCCACCAACGGAGGCAACTGATCATGGCTGTAGGAGAAACCACCCTGCTGCAGAAGACCGTCACGCTCTCTGCAACTGCAACCCAGTACCGGGGCGTCCTGCTTACCGGCGCCGCTGTTTCTGCCGCTGGCAACGGCTACCCCTGCGCCACCGGCGGCGCCAGCGGCGACGCTGTGCCCGTGGTGCTAATGGGCGTGGCAATCGGCGAAGCCGGTGCCGCCGTCACCGCTGGCGCCTTGCTTGAGTTCGACTCGTCCGGCAGGTTCGTCACCCGTTCCGCCGGCGTGTCCGTGGCCCGCGCCCTGAGCTCTGCTTCTGGCGCCGGATCGACGCTTGAAGTCTTTGTAATCCCCAACTGAGGTAACCCCGATGCCACAACTCACTTCTTCTCAGGCTCGGGTTATCAACCCAGTCTTGAGCACCATTGCCCAAGGCATTCAACAGAACGATCTGGTAGGCAACTTCCTGTTTCCTCCTGTTGACGTTCCCCTTCGCGGTGGTCAGATCCTGACCTTTGGCCGGGAAGCCTTTATGCAGTATTTTGGTCTCAACCGCGCTCCCGGAACTGCCACTCCCCGAGTGCAGTTTGGCTACAGCGGCTCAACCTACGCCCTGGTGGACTATTCCATTGAGGGCAAGGTTCCCGTTGAGATCCAAGAGGAAGCCATGAATTCCAGCTTTTCCCTGGATCACGCCGCCGTCGCCATCAATGGCGCCAGTCGGATTCTCCAGCTGCGACTGGAAATTGCTCAGGCCACCTTGGCTACCACCCTCGCCAACCACGCAACCAGCAACCGGGTCACCCTATCTGGAACCGCCCAATGGTCTGATCAGACTTCCGGTGTTAGCAACCCACTGGCTGCTATTGAGACCGGCAAGGAGGCTATCCGCGCTGGCATCGGCCGCCGCCCCACCGTGGGTGTTATGGGCCCTGCTGTATGGGCTTCGCTGAAGTACCACCCGATCCTGAAGGACTACACCAAGTACACCGGCCGCGAGGTTGCCACCCTGGACATTTTGTCGGAGCTTACCGGGATCCCCAACTGGTACGTCGGCGACGCTGTGTTCTCCAACGACACCGGCACCACGCTAAGCGACTGCTGGGGTAAGGACGTGGTTCTGGCCTATACCGAAACGGCCGGCGTCGCCAACTATGGCGCCCCGACTTTCGGTTACACCTACAACCTGTCGGGCTATCCGCTGGCTGAGGAGCCCTACATGGAGCGCAACTCCAAGTCTCAGTTCTTCCCCGTTACGCGGGCCGAGGCTCCTGTAATCGCTGGTCAGCTGGCTGGCTACTTGATCAAATCCGCTGTGGCCTGATGGAGAGTTACCGGATCCTGCTGGGACCGATCAATAACGGTGCTGCCATCCATGAGGAAGGCGGCACCATTTCTCTCACCGCAGCAGAAGCAGCTCCCATGGTGGAGCTGGGCATCATTGATCATGCCCCCGTCAAAGAGCTGAAAACCCGCAAGCCCGCTGGCTGATGGCCTTTGCCGAGGATCTCAGTGTCTTTCTTGACCTTGATGGCTTCGGCGTTCCTGTGAGCGCCGGAGCCGTTTCTGGAGTGGGGATCCTCGACCTCAACTCCGAGCTCATCCTCGGCGGCATGATCAACACAATTGATTACATGCTGACCGTCCCCACGGCTACTTTTGGCGGCCTGGGCTATGGCGATGCCATCACGGTTGACGGCCAGTCTTACAAAGTGGAAACTCAGCCGATGAGGTTTGACGACGGCACCTTCTGCCGGGTGTCGCTGGAGAAGATTGAGGCCGTGGCCACCTACCTGGTGACGCTGAGCGGCCTGCGGATCACGACCCTCGACAACAGACAGCTCCGCATTCTGTAGGTATGGCTGAAACCACGATTACAGGCCTACCGAACGCCACGACCCCGCTCGATGGAACTGAGCGGGTGCCGATGGATCAGGCTGGGGTGACGAAGGACGCCACCACCCAAGATATTGCGAATCTGGCGGCTGGCACAGACCTGAGTTACACCGCCGCCACCCGGACGCTGGCGAGCTCCACGGGTGCTGATGTGGCGCTGCCCGTGGCAACCACCAGTGCGGCCGGCCTGATGGCCTCAGCCGACAAAGCAAAGCTCGACGGGATTCAGGCTGGCGCCGAGGTGAACGTCAACGCCGACTGGAACGCCGGCTCAGGCGATGCTCAGATCCTGAACAAGCCCACCCTAGGAACAGCAGCAGCCACGGCCGCAACGGACTATGCCACAGCTGCACAGGGCAGCCTGGCGAGCACGGCAGTGCAGAGCGTCACCGGCACAGCCCCGATCGCCAGCAGCGGCGGCACGACCCCGGCGATTTCAATCAGCGCGGCCACCACTGGCGCTGCCGGCTCGATGAGTTCGGCGGACAAGACGAAGCTTGACGGGATTGAGGCTGGCGCCCAGGTAAATGTGGGCACAGATCTGAGCTACACCGCCTCCAGCAGGCTGCTTGCCAGCAGCACAGGGGCGGATGTGACGCTGCCTGAAGCCACTACCACTCTGGCGGGCCTGCAAAGCGCAGCGGATAAGACACGAATCGATCAGCTGGGCGCCGACGATTCCCCCTCCTTCACCGGCCTGACGATCACCGGCACCGCGCCGGTCGTCATCCCCCACATCCACGGCAGCATCGCCGGGAACTTCTACGTTCACGTCCGCAACACCAGCGGAGGGGCTCTGGCGGCCGGCACGGCGGTCTACGCGACCGGCAGCGTGGGCGACACCGACCGCATCACGGTGGCGGCCTGCGACCCGACCGATCCGCTCAAAATGCCGGCGATCGCCGTGCTGGAGACCACTCTTGCCAACAACGGCGATGGCGACGCCGTGGTACTGGGCGAGCTGCGGCCGATAAACACGGCGGCCTATACGTTGGGCGCCGAGCTGTACGTCGGCGCTGCTGGCGCACTGGTGGCCACGCTCCCGGCCAGTGGCATCGTGCAGCGCATCGGCGTTGTGGCGCGGGTGCAGTCCAACACCGGCACGATCGTGGTGGGGATCGGCCCGGAGATGGCTCGGGTGGGATTCACTGGGGCTCACGGGGACCTGAGCGGGTTGCCGTCGATCCCCGCCCCCGCCGACGCAGCTCCCGCCGCCCTGGCGGCCACTGCAGCCATCGGCACCAGCACGGACTACGCCCGCGAGGATCACGTCCACGCCCGAAGCACATACGCCGACCTGGGGCCTATTGGCGATGGAATCATATTTACGATCTCCAACCGGGGCGAAACGGCGACACCAAGCACTAACTACGACGAATCGCTCCCGCTATCTTTTGCGGTAACGATCACGAAAGTTACGTTTATTACGCACATTGATAACACCGGGAGCAGCACAACAACTCTCAGCGCGTACAAGCGAACTGCGGCAGGGACAAAAACCTCACTGCTTTCCGCCAACGCAACGCTTGTCTCTGGCGCTTCAGTTGTTGTCGCTTCGCTATCTGCCACGGCTGGAGTGCTATCCCTAGCCGCTGGCGATAGGCTGGGGGTCGATCTTGTCGGCCTTGGCACTGGTGCATCCGGCATTAAGTGCATCATTGAATACACCCGTTCTGCTGTCTAACCATGACTGACACCATCAAGACCAATCTCGACACCGGCATTCGGTACTACGACGAGCAAGGCCCGCGCGAGGGCCAAAGCGTCGATCTGTTTGTGCCGATAAGGGGCAATGTACCCACCAACCCAGCCGGCGCTAGGTGGCCCAATCTTTTCGGCCTGCCCTACGACGGCACCCAGATCAAGTTCTATCTGATGGGCCAACCTCAGGTGCGCGAGTACGACTCTCAGATTTTCTACGAGAAGGCCAGCTGGGGGCCTGTGGACTATCCGAACCCAAAGGTCGGAGGCCCTGTTGGGACGTGGGAAGAGACGTTGGAGGTGCTGCGCCGGCCAGATGACGAGCTGCTGAATCAGGTTGAGGCCGCAAGGCTGCAGGCTAACGCCAGGCTGTATCCGAGCAACGAAGATCCAATGCTGGCCGTGCTGCTGGCTGAGGCTATCCGACGGGATCAGGATGGCACGGCAACGGCCACCATGATCGACCTGCTGCAGCGGCATCAGGCGCTGGTCGAGGCAGGCTACGGCAACATAGAGCGGGCGAAAGAACTGCGCCAGCAGATCGAGGCAGGCCAGCCGTTTGACCTCTCTGCTGGATGGATCAATGAGCTGCCAGCATGAGTGGCGCAGGGGGCCTTATGCAGGAGGGAATCGGATGCTGATTGTTCAGAGGCGGAGGTTGCTTCTCTATCCTTCCTATGTCCAAGATTATCTAGACAGAGTGACTGCTGCGGATGTTGCCGCAGGGAATACTCAAGGCTTGGAGCTTGGTGTAACGGATGCGTTCAACACCACGCTGCAGAATCTTGTGGGAGATAGTGTTCTGGGGGTCAGCGGCGGTGTTATTGCGCAGCCTGCGAGCACCATTAAAGCCATGCCTTTCATGGCCGGCGCCCGCACGCTGCAGGGCTGCTTGGTGCCGGTGGTGGGGCCTGCGCCGACATCGTTTAATTTCGTGGATGCGGATTATAACAGGAAGACGGGGTTGGTGGGGAATGGGAGTACGAAGTATTTGAATAGCAACAGGAATAACAACGCTGATCCGCAAAACTCAAATCACAATGCAGTTTTTGTTACTTCCATAACCGGAGGAAGTGCTGCCCAGTTTATTGGTAGTGGTGCTACTGGGGGAGTTAACGGACTGGGTAGAGACCCGACGCAAACGCCTGGCCTATTTGCGCGAAGCCGTGAGGGGGTAATATTTCGATTTGGAGTAAATACACAGGCTGGTTTCATAGGCCACTCTAGGCCTGCATCAACTGGCTTTTCCGTTCGCCACGACAATACAACTGTTTTTCAAGCGCAAACAAGTGCTACGCCAGACTCTAATGATGTTTTTGTGTTTAGAAGAAACTCCGAAAGCGCAATTTACTTGTCAGGCCGCCTAGCCTTCTACTCCATCGGCGAATCCCTCAACCTCGCCCTGCTCGACGCCCGCGTGACCGCTCTGATCAACGCCATCGCGGCGGCGATACCATGACCACCCCCAGCCTCCGCGAACAGATCCTGAACCACATCGCCACCGTCACCCTGCCGGGCACGGTGCAGGTCGGCATCAGGATCTACCGCAGCCGGGTGCAGGCGCTCTCCAGGTCGGAGGCCCCGGCGCTGATCGTCAGCCCTGGCGAGGACAATCCGGTGAACGCTCCCAGGACCACCGGCGCCAGCCTGGGCCGGCTCGATCAGGCGCTGCCGGTGATGATCGAAATCTACGTTCGCGGCGACGTGCCCGACCAGCTGGCAGACCCGATCGGCGTAGACGTGCACAGCAGGATGATGAGCGACCGCACCCTTGGCGGCCTGGCCCATGACGTGCAGCCCGATGGCTGGCGGCCGGAGTACGAACAGGCCGACGCCACCGCCGGCTGGATGCAGCACCGATTCCTGATCCGCTATCGCACCCGCGACGACGCGATCAACGCGGCTCCATAGCCTGAGGATACGGAAGCTCACCCCCAACCATGGCGGCCGACCAACACTATGAGCACCACGGCCTGTCTGGGGAGTTCGTGATGCTCCCCAGTGGCCAGATGGTGCCCGCTGCTGAGGCACCCAAGCCTGAGCCCGCCAAGCCCCAACCCGCGCCGAAGGCCAAGGACTGATGACCGCACTCCTGATTCGCAACAGCTTCGCGCTGGTGAAGGCCGAGACCAGCTACGGCACGCTGGCCAGTTCGATCGCCAACACCGACGCGGTGAAGATCGTCAGCCTGGAGATCAACCCGATCACCGGCACCCGAGTCGAGCGGGCCTTGATCAAGGGCTACCTAGGCGCCGACCGCCAGCCGCTGACCAATGAGCACGTCGCCGTCACGGTGACATTCGAGTGGGGCGGTTCTGGCGTTGCTGCCACCGCTCCCCGGTTTACGCCACTGCTGCAGGCAGCCGGTATGAACGTCTCGGCATTCGCCGAACTGACCGGCACGGCCACCGCAGGCGGCGCCAACACCCTCACCCTGGCGGACCTGGGCGGCAGTAACCCCGCAAGCGACGCCTACCTAGGCCTGCCAATCGAGATCACCAGCGGCGCCAACACGGGCCACAAAGGCGTGATCGTGGCGCACGACGGGGCCACCAGGCAGGTGACGGTGGTTCCTTCCACCGCATCGTTCACCGGCGGCGCAGTGGGCTACAAGATCCCCGCGCTGTCCCTGCTGCAGCCGATCAGCACCTTTGGCAACGGCAGCAGCTGCACCATCGTGGCGGTGAAGGACGGCACCAACGTTCACCGGATTGATGGATTCCGTGGCAGTCCGGCCCTCAACAGCACCCTAAACGGCTACGGCACCTTCACCATCACCGGCATCGGCCGCTACACCACCCCCACCGCTAGGAGCGCTGAAGGATTCGTCTACAGCAACCAAGCCGAGCCGGTGCCCGTCACCCCGACCCACACCAAGGCAATCCGGTTCCAAGGCTTCAATCCCTGCTCCGAAGGGTTCACGTTCGACTGGGGCCTGTCAACCGTGTTCCGCTCGCTGATCGGCTGCGAACCTCACGCCCGCATCACCGACCGCCCCAACCCGAACGGCACGATCACGATTGAAAACCCGCCTGTGGCGACGAAGAACTTCTTCACCGCTGCAGCTGACAACAGCGGCGCCAGCGATGGCCCGTTCGTTGTGCAGCAGGGCACGACGGCCAACGAAAGCTCCATTTTCTTCTGCCCCAAGGCCGCGATCAGCGGCGACCTCTCGTTCTCTGATTCTGACGGGGTCAGCATACTGCAGATCCCATTCACCGCGCTGCCTAAGTCCGCAGCCGGCAACGACGAAACCCGCCTCGTTTTCTTCTGATTCGCCATGTTCCATCTGTACCAGCCGGACCACATCGAGTGGCCGGTAAGTGTTG